ACTCCTGCTGCATATCAGCGTCACGACAAAGACAACAATCCTATCTCAGCATGACAACTAGAATTCCTACAATGTACGGAAGATACTATGTTCTTACTCTCGTATGGAGAGGTAGAGAATATGATATTACTGTGTTTAGGTCTAAGTTACAAAAACTTCAAAGACCTCAAGCACAGCGTATCGCTCAGAGTATCTACCCTAACAGTAAGGTGATCAAGTTTCATGAATCTGATCCTACTGACGGACCTGTTGTATTAGCAACAGAATCTTTAAGACAAGCAAAGATGAATATCGGTAGAGATCCCGATAAGAAAACTTGTTGGAAAGGATACAAGGCAAAAGGAACTAAGATGAAGGGTGGTAAGTCAGTACCAAACTGTGTCAAAGAAGAAGACATTGAAGAAGGTCTAAAGCAAGCACGTAAAAACGTGGGAGCATCTACTTGTTGGGCTGGTTACAAAGCAAAAGGAACTAAGAAAAAAGGTGGTAAGACTGTTCCTAACTGTGTCAAAGAACTTGCTGATTTTATGGATGAAGCAAAGAAAGGTTCTAAAAAGAAAAAACCCCAAGTGAATGGTGAAGACAACCATGATGCAGGCAACTTACCACCTGCAGTTAATGGTGGTGCAGTTGGAGAAAGTAAAGAGATCTGTAAAGAAGGTCAATACTTCTGCAACGATGACCAGAAATGTAAACCTATTCCTAAGGGAGCAAAGGTGAACAAGGATGGTATCCTAGAAGGTGCTGCTTGGACAAAAAAATCAGGGAAGAAAGAATCTGGTGGACTAAACGAGAAAGGTCGTAAGTCATACGAGAGAGAAAATCCTGGCTCTGATTTGAAAGCACCTAGCAAGAAAAAAGGAAACAAGCGAAGAGCAAGTTTCTGTGCTAGAATGAAAGGTATGAAGAAAAAATTAACTTCTAAGAAAACAGCGAGAGATCCTGATTCTAGAATTAATAAGTCTCTTCGTGCTTGGAATTGCTAAGCTAAATAAAACTAACTAGAAAGAATTATGGCTGAATCTGTAGACATAACTGAATCAACTGCTGATGGTGGTGAGACCACCCAGAGTTTTACTCTTGCTGATGTTATTGCTAGAGTCCAAGTGCTTGAAGATCAGGCACAGAGAGATGAGGTAGCCATTATAAATTTGCAAATGGAACTAGCAAATTTACAACCTAGTGATAAAATTTATCCTTCGGAAACAGTAGTGGAGACTTCAGATGATGAGTAGAGTAGCAGAATTGAAATCAGAACTCCGTGTTCTAGAAGCATTTCGAGATAATGGGCGTGCCCAAATCTTGAGATCTATGCTAGAATATGAACTAAAGAAGGAGGATTTTAGTCATGAGCGAAGTATCGGAGGATCGTCTAGATCTTGATTGGATTGATTACGAAGGAGTAATCGGTTACGATCAAATTGAAAAACAATTTACGCTTCAGATAAATAAACATCTGTATTGGTTTGATACCAAACAAGAAGCGGAAAAATATTTAGTGACACATGGCAACTGATCCATCAAGTTATTATCTTGGAAACCCTAACCTTAAAAAGGTTGGTACTGAAATACAATTTACTCAAGAGCAAATTGAGGAATACCTCAAGTGCAAAGAGGATCCTGTATATTTTGCCAAGAACTATATTAAGATTATATCTCTTGACGAAGGTATAGTTCCATTTAAGATGTGGGATTTTCAAGAAGAGTTGATTGAAAAGTTCCACGAGCATAGATTCAATATAGCAAAGTTACCTCGACAGACTGGTAAGTCAACTACATGTGTGTCTTACTTGCTTCACTATGCTTTGTTTAATGACAATGTTAATATTGGTATTCTTGCCAACAAGTTATCTACTGCTAGAGACTTGCTCGGAAGATTACAATTAGCATATGAGCAATTACCTTTGTGGCTACAGCAAGGTATTGTTGTGTACAATAAAGGTAGCATGGAGTTGGAAAATGGATCTAAAATCTTGGCTGCGTCTACCTCTGCTAGTGCAGTCCGAGGTATGTCTTTCAACATTATTTTTCTGGATGAGTTTGCCTTTGTACCTAATCACATTGCTGAAGCATTCTTCAGTTCAGTATATCCTACTATCACTTCTGGTACCAAGACGAAAGTAATAATTATATCTACACCCTATGGTATGAACCACTTCTATAAGTTGTGGGTGGATGCACAAAAGAATAGAAATGGATATGCATGGACAGAAGTTCACTGGTCAAAAGTACCAGGCAGAGATGCTAAGTGGAAAGAAACTACTATAGCAAACACTTCCGAAAGACAATTCACACAAGAGTTCGAGTGTGAGTTTCTAGGATCTGTTGACACTTTAATTAGTGCTGCTAAACTTAGAACATTAGTTTACGATGACGTATTAACAACAAATGGATCTCTCGACGTATATGAAAATCCTATACCTGAGCATGATTATATTATATGTGTGGACGTATCTCGTGGTCTCGCACAGGATTACTCTGCCTTTGTGGTAATAGATATCACCCATGCACCATGGAGATTGGTAGCAAAATACAGGGATAAAGATGTAAGACCCATGCTATTTCCTAATGTGATATACAATGTTGCAACGAATTATAACAATGCTTACACTCTAGTAGAAGTAAATGATATAGGAGAAGCAGTTGCTTCAAGTTTATTCTATGACATAGAATATGAGAACGTTCTCATGTGTGCTATGCGTGGTAGAGCAGGTCAAGTAGTGGGTACTGGATTCTCAGGTAACAAGACACAGATGGGTGTCAAGATGAGTAAGACTGTTAAGGCACAGGGATGCTCAAACCTTAAAACTCTTATAGAAGATGATAAGTTATTAGTGAGAGACTACAATATAGTGGCAGAATTAACAACTTTCATACAAAATAAGCAGTCATTTGAAGCAGACGAGGGATATCATGACGATTTAGTTATGTGTTTGGTTATATTCTCTTGGTTAGTTCAGCAAGAATACTTCAAAGAAATGACTGATCAAGACATCAGAAGAAAGATATATGAAGAACAAAAGAATGCTATCGAACAAGACATGGCACCTTTTGGATTCATTGATGATGGATTAGAAGACGAACGTATAGTAGACAATGAAGGGAATGTTTGGACGATTGATATGAACGATCCAGACTATGATGACTGGGAAAAATTCAAAGTAGATGAGTATGGTGATAAAGCATTTATGTGGGAGTATCGCTGAAAAAGCTCCAATTTCTAAATAACTATAGACAAAAATTGATTTATCTACAGGAGTAATCGCATGGCTAGCACGCTCTTATCGCCAGGAGTTGAGATACAAGAAAGAGATCTGACTATTGGTTCGATTGAGACGGTTGAAGTAAACGTTGGAGCAATTGCTGGTGCCTTCCTAAAAGGACCAGTATTAACACCAGTCCGTATATCAACTGAAGCTCAATTAATTGAAACTTTCGGAGAACCAACTGATGACAACGCAGAGACTTGGTGGACAGCTGCAAGTTTCCTATCATACGGTGGTGTTATTGATGTAGTTCGTTGTGCAACATCAGGACAACTAACAGCATCAGATGACTCAGTAACTTCACCATACACTCTTTCTATACCAACGAAGGACGTATATGAAGCAGATTATTTTTACGCAGGAAATAACCCATTTAGGTTTGCAGCAAGAAACGTTGGTGCAGATCAGAACTCTCTTCGCGTAGCAACTATTGATACAGGTGCTGACATCACTCTAACTTTAGATGGTGCTCTTACCACAACAACTGTAGGTACACAAGTTCAGACTGCATCCGCTAGCCCTAATGGTGCGAAGTCTGGATACATCTTTGCATGGGATGGTGCCAACAACAAGGTTTCCTTGATTACTTCAGATACTTGGGTAACAACTGATGTTATCGAAAACGGTGTTACTGACCTTAACGTAACTGCTAAAGCAAACTGGTACGATGAGCAAATAGTTTACCCTGCTGTAGGTAATAAACCTGCTTTACCTTGGTCTGCAATTGCTCCTAGACCAACAACTTCTCCTTATGTTGCTGATCGTGGTGGATCTAAAGATGAGATACATGTTGTAGTATATGACGCAACTGGCGAAATAACTGGTTCACCAAATACGCTTCTTGAAAAATTTACTTATCTTTCAAAAGCAAACAATGGTAGAACATCTGAAGGTTCTCAAAACTATTATCCACAAGTACTTCTTGATGGATCAGATTGGATCTACTGGGGTTCTCATGAAACTGTAGGAATATATGATGTAAGTGCAAACCAGTCTATTACTGGTGGTAACATCTCAGGCACTAATAACAAAGGAAGTGATGCTACAACTGCATTTGACCTTTCAGGTGTTAGTGAATATACTTTCATCAAAGGTGCAGAATCAGGTGGAGCAACTTCTGGAGAGATTATCTCAGCAATGCAAGAGTTTGCAGACACTGAAACAGTTGAGATAGATTATCTACTCATGGGTCCTGGTGACATTGGATCAGGTGCATCTGCAGAAAGCAATACAAAAGCAATCGCAGCTGCTGCTTTAACAATCAGTTCAGCAAGAAAAGATTGTATTGCATTCCTCTCACCATGGAAAGGAAATGTTGTTGGAGTTACTAGTTCAGCAACACAAGCACAAAACGTAGTAGACTTCTACGACACAATGCAAGCAACATCATTCGGTGTGTTTGACAATGGTTGGAAGTACATCTACGACAGATTTGCTGACAAGTATCGTTACGTTCCTCTTAACGGAGACGTTGCAGGATTATGTGCAAGCGTAACTGCAAACGGTACTCCATGGTTCTCTCCCGCAGGATTGAATCGTGGTGCAATTAGAGGTGCTGTAAAACTAGCATTCTCACCAACTAAATCCGAAAGAGATACATTGTATCAAAAGAGAATCAATCCAGTAACCAGTTTACCTGGTCAAGGAATTGTCCTCTTCGGAGACAAAACTGCTCTCGCTTCACCATCTGCATTTGATCGCATCAATGTCAGACGTCTTTTCAATGTGATAGAAAAGACAATCGGCAACGCTGCGAAGGGAGTCCTTTTTGAACTTAACGATGAGTTTACACGTAACAACTTTAAGAATGTTGTTGAACCATTCCTTAGAGGCATTCAAGCTGAAAGGGGTATCACTGATTTCTTAGTCGTTTGTGATACAACAAACAATACTCCAGACATCATCGACGCGAACGAATTTAAGGCAGATTTCTATATCAAGCCTGCACGTTCAATTAACTTTATCACACTGACCTTCATTGCTACACGCACAGGTGTATCATTTGAAGAAGTCGTCCCACGCAGATAACTAACGGAGCACACTAACAATGGCAGCTAAAGGGCTAGGATTATTAACTTTCCAATCAGCAATTAAGGGCGGTGTTCGCCCTAACCTGTTCACGGTAGAACATGGATTTCCAACTGGAGTAACAGATCCAACAATTGATGGAACTGGAAAACCAGAGGAAGCAATAACATATATGTGTAAGGCAGCAGCGTTACCCGCAACTAATGTAGGAACTGTTGAATTACCATTCAGAGGTCGTGTACTTAAAGTGCCTGGCGACAGAACTTATGAGACATGGACTGGAACATTCTATATGGATGATGCATTTGAGTTACGTGCAGCATACGAAAAATGGATAGAACTAACAAACGGTGTAGGTGCAAACGTTGCAACTGCAGGAATAAGTAGTGACGCTGATGGTATTCTTAAGAATATTAAAGTCGATCAACTCACTAAGTTTGATGGTGACGGACAGAACTTAAAGGTAATTCGTCAATACGAATTATTCTCCGCGTTCCCTGTATCTGTTTCTCAGGTATCAGTTGCATATGATAACAATGATTCTTACGAAGAATTCGATGTTGAGTTTGCATATCAATTCCACACATCAAAAGCAGTAGACGTAGGACAGGCAGGAAACGATACCCTCGTTTAGAAACCCGCCTAAATAGTAAGGATAAGAAACCACAATTATTATGGCAGAGTTATTCGGTTTCTCGTTTAAGAAGAATCAAGAGAAGAGTCGTGCTCCGTCTCCTATCCAACCATCTTCTGACGATGGAGCTACGAGTTATATTGCAGGAGGTTACTACGGTCAGTATCTTGACCTAGACGGTAACTTCAAGACTGAGTATGACATGGTGAAGAAGTATCGTACAATGGCGATGCATCCAGAAGTGGACAGTGCCATTGAAGATATTATACATGAGGCAATCGTTGCAGACCAGAACGATAGTCCTGTGCAAATTAACTTAGATAACTTAGAAGTTAGTGACGCAGTAAAAAATATAATCAGAGACGAGTTCGATTACATTAAAAACTTATTCGGATTCGATAGTAAAGCTCATGAGATGTTCCGTAGATGGTACATTGATGGGCGTTTGTATTATCATAAGGTTATTGATCTAGACAATCCTGCTGATGGTATCAAAGAATTACGTTACGTAGATCCTCATAAGATTAAGAAAGTAAGGCAGATAACAAAACCAAAAACTGCAGATGAGTTTATGAAGTATGACTTCGGTAAAGGCGAAGAGTATTTCCTATACAATCCAAAAGGTCTAAACAATACATCTGCAAATAGCGGAATCAGAATTGCAAAAGACGCAATCACATATTGCACATCAGGTATTATGGATACGAATAGAAATATCGTATTATCATACTTGCATAAAGGTATTAAAGTTCTTAATCAACTGCGTATGATTGAGGACTCTCTTGTTATCTACAGAATATCAAGAGCACCAGAACGTAGAATATTCTACATTGACGTAGGTAATCTACCAAAACAAAAAGCGGAAACATACCTCCGTGAGGTAATGGGTCGCTATAGAAACAAATTAGTTTATGACGCACAAACAGGAGAGGTAAGAGATGACAGAAAATACATGTCGATGCTCGAAGACTTCTGGTTACCCAGAAGAGAAGGCGGTAGAGGAACTGAAATCACTACGTTGCCAGGTGGACAAAATCTTGGAGAACTTACGGATGTCCAATACTTCCAGACCAAACTTTATAAGGCATTAAATGTTCCTGCAGGAAGATTAGAAAGTGGTACATCATTTGATCTAGGTAGATCTGCAGAGATTACCAGAGACGAATTAAAATTTACTAAGTTTGTAGGAAAACTCCGCAAGAAGTTTAGTGATATATTCCATGACACTCTCAAGACACAACTAATACTTAAGAGTGTTATTGTTCCAGAAGACTGGGATGACATGAAGGAGCATATTCAATATGACTATCTTTATGACAATCACTTTACAGAACTTAAGAATCTTGAAATGATGACTGAGAAACTCAATGTCATCGCTGCTATGGATCCTTATGTTGGAAAGTATTTCTCTACTCAGTATATTCGTTCTGAGATCTTAGGTCAGACAGAGGTTCAAATTGAAGAGATGGATGTTCAGATGGCAGATGATATTGAAAATGGAAGAGCAATAGATCCTGCAAGTCAGACACAATTAGATCAGGATACTATAAACGCGGACATTGAGAATATACCAAAAGATCAAGAGATGAAAGATGTTCAAATTAAGCAGCAAAAAGCAGCAGCAGCGACTGGTGAAACTCCTCCAAAAATGAATGGTAGAGAGGATCCTCGTAAGACCGCTGCGAGAACTTCCGCGTCTCAAAACGGGAACGGTAATAAATAAAAGTTAGGTAACAATTAATTATGGCTACACAAGAACGAGAAATCGTTGACTTACTTTGGGACGGTGGACAGGCAGATGCCTTAGACAAACTCAAAGATATGCTGCAAGTAAAAGCTGCAGCAGCTGTTGATGCGAGCAAACTAGATGTTGCAAATCGTATGTTTCCACATGTGCCCGATGAGGGTAATGTGAATTCTAGAGAGACAGGTCTTCCTGCAGAAGGCGAAGCATCTCCAGAGGAAACAGCAGACGTTATCAACCGTAACGATGTAGAAACAGAAGAGGAAACCGATGAAACTGATCACGGAACAAATTGAACCAGTTGAGATTCTAACCGAAGAAAAGGACGGTCAGAAATCCACCTATATTAAGGGTGTCTTTTTGCAGACTGAGATCACCAATCGTAATGGTAGAATGTATAAGTTCGATGCCATGAATCGTGAGGTACAAAAGTACAATGAAGAGTTCGTTAAACGCGGAAGAGCGTTAGGCGAATTAGGTCATCCCGACGGTCCTACAATAAATCTAGATCGTGTGTCACATAAGATAGTTTCGTTGACCCCAGAAGGAACAAACTTTATGGGTAAAGCAAAATTATTAGAGACCCCTATGGGTAAGATCGCTAAGAACTTACTTGAAGAGGGTGTGCAACTAGGTGTGTCATCACGTGGATTAGGTTCTATCAAGAGAGAAGGAACCACACAAATCGTCGCTGACGATTTTATACTCTCTACAGCAGCAGACATTGTTGCTGATCCTTCCGCACCTGATGCTTTTGTTGAAGGTATATACGAAGGGAAAGAGTGGTGTTTAGTCGATGGTGCGATTAAAGAGGCACAATTGGATGCAGTTAAGCAGTCGCTTGACAACGCTCCATCAAGTCAAGAACTAGCAGAGAGAAAGATTGCCGCGTTCAATTCTCTGTTAAGAAGTTTATGATTTATAAATAATATTATTAAATCTTAACGCAATCTAATTTTATCCGTAAGGAGTACGTAAATGTCAAGTATTGATGAAAAATTCAAAAAGGTGATCGCAGAAAACGCGGCTCCTGAAGAAGTAAAAGAAGATGCTGCAACTGGCGATACCGCTATTAAGAAAGGTGCAGTTCCCCCACAACCTTCACCACTGTCAAACAGTGCTGTTGAAGTTGGTGGTTCTACTAAAGAAAAACCAGAAGGTCCTGAGAACGTAGGTAAAAAAGCTGCTGCTCCCGTAGCAACAACAGGAGATTCCTCAATCAAGACAAAACCAAGTGGTGCTTCATCCAGTATGCCTGGTGCACTAAGTGGTCAAATTTTTGATGATGTAGAAAAAGAAGGAGAGACAATCTCCGAAGATGAAGTCAAGGAAGACATCACAGCAATTTTAAGTGGTGCTGACCTAGACGAAGAATTCCAAAAGAAAGCAACTACTGTGTTTGAAGCTGCAGTATCTGCTAAGGTAACTAAGGAAGTTGCCAAACTTAAGGAAACTGCAGAAGGCAGGATCAGCGAAGAACTTGAGAAGATCAAGGAAGAATTCGCGGGTCGCGTAGAGAATTTCCTCTCATATGCTTGTGAAGAGTGGATGACTGAGAATGAACTTGCTATTGAGCAAGGTCTTCGTTCTGAAGTCACCGAAGCATTTATGGGTGGATTAAAGAAATTGTTCATTGAAAGCAACATCAACATTCCAGACGAAGCTCTAGATGTTGTAGCTGATATGAATGAGAAATTAGATGACATGGAGACCCGACTTAATGATCAAGTCGAGAAGAACATTGCATTACATGAAGCAGTAGGTGCTTATCGTAAAAATGAGATTTTGATTGAAACATCTAGAGGACTTGCAGAAGTTCAGAAGGATAAATTCACCTCACTAGCTGATGCAGTGGAATTCAAGAACGAAGAGTCGTATCGTGAGAAGTTGGAGCAAATTAAGGAGTCTTACTTCGGTGCTAAGAAACCAGAAGTAAAGGAAGAGATCTCCGATGAGCAACCAGCTACACCAAGTGAAGTCGTAAGCGAGAGCATGACTTCTTATGTTCAGCAACTCGCTAAGAGACTGTAACTCAAACTGTAAACCCAAACAAACACACAGGAGTGTAAATCCGCATGTATAATGCAGAAAATCTCCAAGAGAAGTGGGCACCAGTACTAAACCATGATGGTCTTAATGAAATCAAAGATCCTTATAGAAAGTCGGTAACCGCAATCCTTTTGGAAAACCAAGAGCGTGCACTAGCTGAAGAGCGTGCAGTTCTAACAGAGGCACCAACAAACGTTGGTCCTATCAATACACCTACTACTAGTGCGGGTGCTGTTGCAGGTTTCGATCCAATCCTTATTAGTTTGATTCGTCGTGCTATGCCTAAGCTTATTGCTTATGACATCGCAGGTGTTCAACCTATGACAGGTCCTACTGGATTGATCTTTGCAATGAGATCCAGATATACTAACCAGTCTGGAAACGAAGCATTCTTTGATGAGCCAGATGCACAATTCTCAGGAACTGACGGAGCAACACCTCCAACAGCAACTACAGAGAAGAACCCTGCTCTTATCAACGATGCAACAGGTGGCGGTACAACTGCTACAAACTATGACCTAGCATCTTCTAAGTTCAGCACATCTGAGCAAGAAGCACTAGGAGATGGTGCATCAACTGCCTTCATGGAGATGGCATTCAGCATAGACAAGATCGCTGTTGAAGCTAAAGGTAGAGCACTAAGAGCAGACTACTCAGTTGAACTTGCTCAAGACTTGAAAGCAATCCACGGATTAGATGCCGAGTCTGAACTAGCAAACATTCTTTCTACTGAGATCCTTGCTGAAATCAACAGAGAAGTTGTTCGTACTGTATACAGAGGTGCAAAACCTGGTGCTCAAGCAAACGTAGCTAACGCTGGTGTGTTTGACTTAGACGTAGACAGTAATGGTAGATGGTCAGTTGAGAAATTCAAGGGACTATTATTCCAGATCGAAAGAGATGCCAACGCAATCGCACAGGAAACTCGTAGAGGAAAGGGTAACATCATCATCACTAGTGCTGATGTAGCTTCTGCTCTTGCTATGAGTGGCGTACTTGACTACGACTCAGGTATTACTGGTGCTGTTGGTGGACTCGGAGAAGTCGATGACACTGGAAACACATTCGTTGGTACACTTAACGGACGTTTCAAAGTATACATTGACCCATATTCAGCTAACGTAAGTTCTGATCAGTACTACGTTGTTGGATACAAAGGTTCTAATGCATACGATGCAGGACTATTCTACTGTCCTTACGTTCCTCTCCAAATGTACAGAGCGATTGGTCAGGATACATTCCAACCACGTATCGGGTTTAAGACTCGTTATGGAATGGTTCTTAACCCATTTGCTAAGGGACTTGCTGCTTTATCTGATTCAGATCCACAAGCTGCTGGTAACTTAAATGCTAACGCTTACTACAGAAGAGTTAAGGTTGCTAACCTAATGTAATATCGTATTACATACACCTCAGAGAGACCCTAAGGGGTCTCTTTTTTTGTCTAGGTATAAACTCGTAGGCATTTCTTTTTGTTAAAATGTAACCGTAAATACAGTGTGGATTCGCATACATAATAGTAGGATTGGAGGAAAGAAAATGAAACCTTCTCTCTATATGATGGTGTAAAATAACGGAGGCTTTTATGCACAACAGAGTTTCGCATAACCAGTTAGCTGGTTGGAGTATGACCGATAACAACAGTAATTTAGAAATAAACAAGATCGACGATTACTTCGACTGCCTGATAGAATGTGCAGACTTACCCAATGCGTGTAGACGCATATGTAAAAACGTATTCGATTAAAACAATGCACTAAAGATATGGAAGGGGTCTAAATAATATTAGACCCTTTTTTTATGCATGGATGCCATCACAGGTTTTGTTGATGAGTATTTGAGTACGTTCGATCCTCGCGAAATAATAAAACCACAAGGTTGGAATAGAAATTTCTTTGGTGTACCTAACTTTAATAGAAAGGTTATGTACAAGGAAGGACAGTATCAAGTTGAGTGTTTGGACTGGCCACCACATGCTATCATCCCAGAGCATCGACATCCAGACATCGACAGTTATGAAGTATACATACGTGGCAAGATAAGTTTTAGTCATGGTGGTTACTGGATAGACAATCACCCAGAGCAACAGAAGATATGCAAAATGCGACACGATTTTTTTACCCTTCGTGTCTACCATGATGATATACATGGTGCCTTCATGGGTGATGGTAGATCCATATTCATGTCAGTACAGCATTGGCAGAACGGTGTCAAACCTAGTACAGTAGGTGAGAACTATGTTGGTGAATACAACATTGATGATGTGGAAGGACAGAGTACCAGAGGTAAGAATGCTGAGTTGACATGGATAGATGCTGCACATAACGAAACAAGTAAACCAGATTTCAGAAACTTCAGATTTAGTATCCACGACAAGATAAGAGATCCGAACGTTTTCTGGCTTGGATAAATACTACGGAGACCTGCGTGAACTAATGGAACCAAATCTTTTCTCTCCTAATAATCAAAACTTTCTATCACCAATAGGTTTTAAATTTATTCTTGGTAGGACACCTAACGTGGACTATTTTTGTCAGTCTGCATCCATACCTCAAGTGGAGATAGGTGTAAGGGAGATAACCACACCAGTCAAAGAGTACTCTTTACCTGGCGACAAGATGACCTTTGGTGATCTTAACCTAAGGTTCTTAGTCAATGAAGACTTGGATA